TAAGTAATTATTAACATAAACATATTTGCCCCTCCTACCCCTATAACACTATAAAAGTAGTTAGTAAGCATTAATTTAATAGGGGTGTATTGAGATACTTTATATCTCAGGCACTTATAACAACCGCTGTTATATATTACCGCTACTTATTAGTACCCTATCGGTGTACATATTCCTACTACAACCTACCGTCTCACACTCGTCCATAGCATCTTGTCGTTTACATCTACGTTAGACCACTGAGACAAAAGCCCCTATCTACGTCAACTTGCTATCCGTTGGTAACTAGCCCCCAGCTTCTTGTTCGGGTTGGCACCGTTCGCTTCGCTCTCTCTGCACTAACCGCGCCAGTCGTCACTTCGTTCCTTTGTGTCACGGCTGCGGGCTTCGCCTTAGTGCCTTGCCAATCTCTCCGCTTCGCTCCGAGACATCGTCGCCTTCGGCTCCTCGCCCTCACGCCCAGCTCTTGTGAGGGGGCTAGTTCCCCTCGAATTTCAACTTAACTTAGGAGCTTTCAAATGTCTCAGCAATCCAACTTCGACTTCAACGCCTTCAACGCTCTTACCGAGCGCAAGCCAGCAGGTCTTCAAATCTTTCTGGCTCAGTCATTACTCTCTAACGCTCTTTGGAGCATGGAGAAGTTTGACAATCCTCGTCAGACTGAAGTTCGTGATGCACTCAATGCTATCAAAACATTACGTGCTCAACTCAAGGCTGATGCACTCGCACGTGCTTAATCCTTACAAGGTAGTGGTTAACTCTACTACCTTTTTTTATTCCCACATTACTGGAGTTAGTTATGCGTAAACACTACGACGTCACCAATATCTTTCAGCAGAAACTGGATGCTGTTGTCTACGACTACACATGGAAAGATTACCTAGCCTGTGTTGTTATGGCTGCTGCTGTAACAGTTCCATTCATTATCTATCTGTGGTAACTGGATGCTGTACCACGCTATACATCTTGATGGTAAGGCTGTTGTACGGCCTATGACTGACGGTATCTCTGATTCTGAATGGTTTCATGGATGCCGTTGCTTTACTCACTCACTGTCTGAGTACAAGCTAATTCAATCTGTTAAGGACCAACTGGAGCTTCTAACCAAAGAGCAATGGTCTGACTTCATAAGCTCACTGGATGAGCCTATGAATGTTCCTAGTAACAGATTCATATCAACTCGTTATGTCCCAGACAAATGGGATGCTGATAGAACTATCTATTGAAAGGTAACCTATGAATGAACGCTATTTACCTATATGTACTCAATGCTATGCAGTTCGTGTTGAACCGCAAAGAGCTAGAGCCTTACGTCCAACATGTGCTGACTGTGGTGAACAACTTGCTAGACAAGTTAAGCACACTGTTGTCCCAATGAATAAAAGCAATTACATGTTAGTGACCGATAGAACTGTGCTATCTCAACTTAATCCAAAGAGAACAACATGAACATAAAAACTTTCAGAGAACAAGCTCGTGAAGAGCTAATGCAATCACAAACCCTGTACTGTTGCTATTGCACAACAGAGAAGGGTGAGAAGACCCATTGTTGCAGTGAATACCACTTTGTAACCTTTAGAGATATGTACAAAAGTGACCAAGAAGAAATGATTCTTGACCTTGTTGCTGAGTATGAAGAGTGGGCTAACAAACAGTGAGTAGGTTAACGCTCAAGCTGGCAAGCTGTGCGCCACCAAAGGTGGCACTTGCTTGCATAGCTTTCGCTTGGATAGATAAGCGGGACTTGCCGACTGCCCGCCTAAAGCGGGGGCAGATCGGCTTCGCCCTTTGTTCAAACTACTTTGGAGATAGCAAATGTTTATGCGAATTGTGTATTACATAGAAACAAATGACTATGACGATGTGCTTGTAGAAGTTAACATCCCTGTCCTTTCAGATGACGAACTAGAAGCAGAAGCTGTTGAAGCAGCTCAATTTGACTAAGTTTACTTCTGTAGCAAATTTACAACAGTTTGCTATGGTGGCAATCTTGCCGTAACTGTGGAGAACCTAAGTGGAACCTACTTCCTCCCCTCTGTATGCTGCTGCAACTGAATCGTTAGTTTCAGATGCTTCAGCTACAAGTACTTTTGAAAAGATGATACAGGTTGCGTATACGCATAGCACTGTAGAAACCTTTACAAAAGAATTGAAAGACACTGAAAGACTAATCAAGAAAGACTTTGACATAGGGTCTATGCCAGGTCCTTGGCGATCAGCTAAATCAGTGATTCAAACCGCTATGAAGCTAAATGTTAGCCTAGTTGATGACAATGGTAGTTACTGCGGTAAAACATTTCTTCAAAACAAAATCAAAGAAATGAAGCCTGGTAAGGAAGAAATGACTAACCAACAGTACACAGACAAAGTTCTAAAGCTTTTGATGGATATTCCAGAGTATCTGGATGCTAAAACTATCCATGCTGAAGTTAAAAAGATGTTGTTCTCCTAATGCTCACAAAAGCTATAGAAGTTCAAAGATACGTTAGAGCCAGTGCAGGTAGGGCTGGTATTTCTATCGTATTTGAAGATGCTAATGAGCCTAGGCATGATGGCAAAACCATCTACTTGCCTAGGATTACTCATAAGACTACTGACTTGGAACTACAGCAGCTAATGGCATCTGTTGACCACGAGGTTGCACATGATCGCTTTAGTAGCTTTGATGTTCTTAAGAACAAAAGCCTTGATCCTAGAAGCTTGTTAATGTTTGTCTGGAACTTCTTAGAAGATTCTAGGATTAACATGATTGAGTCTATGGAATACCAAGGCTTTAGAGAGAACTGGGATGAATCTAGCTCTATCCTTGTAGAGCAAATCCTAGCCCGTGCTAAGAAAACCTCTACAACCATGTCAAAACTCACCACAGCCCTTATGTGTTGGGATGCTGGTATCTCAGCAAGCAGCTTTCCCAAAATAGAGCTGGCTGCTAGTAAAGCAACTCCCGATAAAAAGGTACTGAATGTTCTTAATAACTTCTCTGATCGTCTTGTTCGTTGTCATTCGATACTTGACAAAACGATAGGTACAGAAGCAACGTATGAACTAGCCCTAGACATCCTCAAAGAGCTAGGTGAGAAGTGCAAGGAAGAACTAAAAGTAGAACCAAAGCCCAAACCTAGTACAGGTGAAGGTGAAGCTGCTGGGACTTCTAAGGAAGCAGCTGAAGGAGAAGCTACAGATATTAAGAAAACTGAAGATGGTGAGGGTAAACCCGACCCATCTAAAGAATACAAAATTCTTGACATCAAAGTAACACCTGAAGAGATGGATGCTTTCTCTCTGACAATGCCCGAAGAAGGCTCAGAGATGAGTAAAACAGGTGTTAACTTTGCTCCAACTGGTTCTAGAGGTGCTTGGGACTTAACTGACTACTCTGAGTTTATTGTTGTTGATTTTCCACATAGAAAAGGTGACGATAAATACTTTGAAGTTGGTAAAAACAAAAGAAGTTTCTTAAGTGAGTACGAAATAAGGGTCACACCCAAACTAGTATCACAAGAGAACTTTGCTCAACAAGTACGCAAACTAATCCAAATTAGAGCTAAGTCACAGACTCAATACGGCATTAAGAAGGGCAAATTAGACCAATCTAGGCTGTCTCGTATCTGTTTTAATGCTCCTGGGTTTAGTGAGCGTATCTTCAAAAACAAAATAGATAACAAAACACTGGATGCTTCAATCACAGTCTTGGTTGACATGTCTGGTTCAATGGGTGGAGACAAAGCGTATTACGCATTGGCTTCTACACTGCTTGTTAACGAAGTTTGTTCTACGTTAAACATACCGCTAGAGATTCTTGGTTTTACTGACGGTGCTATAGGTTATGGAGAAGCTAAACCTCTCATGTTTATCTACAAAAGCTTCAGTGATCTAAGGGTAAACGAGGATAGTCTCAAAGATTATTTTGCTACTAGTAGCAATTTCATGATTGGTAACCCCGATGGTGAAAATATCTTGTGGGCTTATGATCGTCTTAACAAGCGTAAAGAGAAGAAAAAACTACTGATTGTGATGTCTGATGGTTCTCCAGCAGCATCTAAGTCATCAAGTGGTCTAGAAGAGTTTACTGAAAAAGTAATCAAAGAGATAGAAGCTTCAAAGTCTGTTGACATATACGGTTTAGGTTTGTGTAGTACGGCAGTTGAGTACTACTACAAAGCTCACAGTGTTGTCAGAGACCCAGAAAGCATACCAAGTAAGCTAATTGAGTTAATAGAAAGGAAGATTCTTAAATGACAACTACAGCAGCTCCACCATCTTCTCCAAAAGTAGAAGACTTGGTGAAGAAAGCTTTGAAAGAAGCCCTTGACAAGCGTAAAACGCACAAAGAAGTAGAGGTAGAACCAACACCAGATGTTCCACGTGAAACAGAACCTACTACTTCTAGAACAATCTACGGCATTAAGTTAAACCAAGTTTATCTCTCTGAGGTTCTTGGTGAACCAGTTGACCATGATTTTGGAGTGACAGTGTTCAAAGAAGAAGACTTTGATGAACGCATAGCTGCATTTGTTCCTAGTATCAATCCAACATACGTCATTGATAAGAAGTTGGCTTCAGACATTCTTATGGCTTGGGAGTTAAATGAGAAAGTACTTTGCTATGGTCCTACAGGAGCTGGTAAATCTAGCCTTATTGAGCAGCTTTGTGCTCGTACTTGTCGTCCTTTTGTGCGGGTCAATTGCACTGGGGATATGGATAGCTCAATGATCTTTGGTCAGTTAACGGCTAAGGATGGTTCAACAGTGTGGGTAGACGGTGCAGCAACAGAAGCTGTCAAGTACGGTGCTGTATTTGCTTGGGATGAGTGGGATGTAACTCCTCCAGAGATTTCTATGGGTCTACAGTGGCTCTTAGAGGACGATGGCAAGCTTTTCTTGAAGGAGATGCCAGGTAGTACCAAGGACAAACAAATCGTTCCTCACAAGGACTTTAGGCTTGTTGCTATCGGTAACACACAAGGTCAGGGCGATGACACAGGTGCTCATGCAGGTACTAACGTTCAGAACTCAGCAACTCTAGACCGTTTTGGTACTGCGGTATACATCGACTATCTACATCCAAGCATCGAAGAAAAGATTCTTACGTCTAAGTATCCAACAACAGTTACTGGCAAAGCAGCTAAAGAACTTGTCAAGTTGGCTAACCTAATCCGACAAGGTTACAAGTCAGGTCAATTCAATCTGACTGTCTCACCACGTTCCTTGTTTGGTATTTGTAGAAAAGTATCAGCGGGTTGTAGCCTTAAAACAGCATTCACTCTTGTATATCTAAACAAATTGAACGACACGCAACGTAAAGTTGCTGGCGAGCTTTTTGCTAAGGTATATGGGACCTCAGAAAACTAAAACACAAAACCACATAGCCTTCCTGTCAAGGGAGGGCTATCTATTTTGAGCTTTAAGAGAAACACATGATAGATAGAAGATTAATCCTAGCAAATGCTCCTAGTAACATGGGACAGCAAATCCATGTCAATCACATAGGATGCTCAGCAGGTGAAGACACTAAGCGTAGGCTGTACATCAAACGTTCAGATAAGGGATTGGTGGCTTATTGCCATCATTGCTCTGAATCTGGGTTTGCTTCAGACGGACTAACCCAAGACCGATTATCTACCTGGATTAACAAACCTACAAGCAGTGCAGCTAGTAGCTCTAAACCAGTGTTAGCTTCTCTTACTCTTGAAGGTAAGGTGTGGCTACGCAGTCACTATTGCGACACATCAAACAGCCACTTTCAAGGTATAGCAGGGGAGCGACACAAAGTCGCTCTCACACTGCTAAACACAGAACAACAGCCGATAGGCTGGCAGATACGCAATCTAGCAGCTAACGCAGCACCCAAGTACACAACGTACTACAACAGCAACAGCTCCAAAGGAGATGCAGCTTGGTTTTACAACAATAACAAAACGCTAGTCATAACAGAAGACTACCTCAGTGCTTGGAGAATCAGCAATGACACAAGCCACAGCTCTGTAGCGTTACTAAGAACATCACTATCAGATAAAACGTTAAGACAAATACACGACCTCAACTTTGAGTACGTACTTATTTGGCTTGATCCCGATGAAGCAGGTATACAAGGAGCAACAAAAGCATACAAGAAACTAAACCACTTTCTACCATCAGAAACAAAGATTATCGTGCTAGGCATAGATAAAGAACCAAAACAATGCAGCCCAGCAGAGCTGGAAAGCATACTAATTTAAAGGAAGTAGATGAAAGATATACCAGCATTTCCAAGACCGTATAGCGGTACTTCACAGTTTGCACAAGAAGGCATGACTTTGCGTGATTACTTTGCGGCTAAGGCTATGCAAGCGTTAATTCAATTTGAAAACCAAGCATTGCCTTATGAATCTAGAAACACAAAAGATTTCGATGACCGAGTTTCTTATCAGGCATACCGATACGCAAAAGCAATGATGAAAGAGAGAACAAATGGACTATGACGTTCTGTATCTTTGCGCTAAGAGCAAAGA